ACTAACATAATGGCGTACTAGGAGAATATAAATGGCAACAGGCTTTCCAGCAGCAACAGGCGATGTCCTAAGCGCGGCTATGTTTAACGGGCTAGTAGCGTTCACGCTCAATGCCCAGACAGGCACAACTTACACAACAGTCCTAAACGACTCTTATCAGACTTTGATCACGCAGAGCAACGCCTCAGCAAATGCAATCAAGATCCCAACTAACGCTTCTGTAGCCCATCCAATCGGCACAGTAATTACAGTTCTAAACATAGGCGCTGGTCTTTGCACCATCTCAGCAGTCACTTCAGGCACAACCACAATCCTTTCAGCGGGTGCAGTTGCCGCTGCTCCTACTGTTGCACAATACAAGTCAGCAGCCTGTATCAAGACTGGCACAGATACTTGGTATGTCGTGGGTGCGATAGCCTAATGTTAAACAATATCGCCGCTATCATTGGGGGCGTAACGCCTGAAGTGGGCGATTACGAGTCTATTGCTACCACAACCCTTGGCAGTTCAACGGCGACAATTTCTTTCAGTTCAATTCCAAGCACTTACAAACACTTGCAAATAAGGGCAACGACTAGAATGACTGCATCTGCTATTGCAGACACTTGTTGGGCGCAGTTCAACTCTGACACAACTTCATCAAATTATTATGCGCATGGGTTATATGGAACGGGTTCAAGCGTTGGTGCTTATGCTGATAGTGGCGCTTATGCTCAGATTGGTATTGTTTCCGCCAATACCGCAGGGGCAAACATTTTCGGTGTTTTCGTTATGGACATCCTTGACTATAAGGACACAAATAAGTTCAAAACGACTAGAACCTTATCAGGTACAGACACCAACGGCGATGGGCAGTTAAGATTTGTCAGCGGATTATGGCGCAACACAAACGCGATTACTTCAATTGACATTAAAGGAAATTCAAACTTTGCACAGTACTCGTCCTTCGCTCTGTATGGGATTAAATAATGGCTAAAACTTATGAACCGATAGCGACCACAACACTTGGCAGCGCAGCATCATCAGTTACATTTTCATCAATTACTGCCACCTATACCGATCTGATTCTCATTGGCAACATAACTGGACAGTCATCCTCAGGTGGTTTGTTAATTCGTTTTAATGCAGATTCAGCAAGCAATTACAGTTACACGGCTTTAAATGGCAATGGAACTTCTGCTAGTTCATCTCGTGCTTCAAACCAAACAGAAGGATCAATTTCCTATACGGATTCAACGACAGTTCCTTCATCGTTAATTACTCAGATTTTAAATTATACAAATACAACTACTTATAAAACAATTTTGAGCAGAGCAAACTCAAATTATGGGGCTTTATCTTATGTTAATTTATGGCGTGCAACTCCAGCGGCAATCAACCGAATAGATATTTTAACTTCTGGTGGTTACAATCTAAATGCTGGCTCCACCTTTACCCTATACGGAATTAAGGCGGCATAATGGCTAACACTTATGTTCAGATCGGCAGCACTATAACTGTTGGAGCAGGTGGCTCTGCTTACTTTGAATGGACTTCAATTCCAAGTACTTACACAGATTTACTTATTAAGATTTCAGCGAGAACAATTAAATCATCAACTTATGCTGCATTGTATATGTCATTTAATGGTTCTACTAGTAGTTTCCAAGATAGAGAACTTTACGGTGTTGGCACAGCAACAGGTAGTGGCAACTCAGCAACAAGCCCAGGACCAGGACAAACTGTTGCCTATGTATCGGGTGACACCCCAACTGCCAGCACCTTTGGGAATGCTGAAATCTATATTCCAAATTACGCAGGTTCAACTAATAAATCTTTGTCCAGCGACAGCGTGGTAGAAAACAATTCAACCTCAGCAAATATCTTGGCGATGATTGCTAATCTCTGGTCAAATACCGCGGCGATAACTTCTCTAAGACTTACTCCAGATGGCGGAGATTTTAAGCAATACTCAACAGCAACGCTTTACGGCATATCCAAATCATAAGGAGATAAAATGGCAGACACAAAGATCATCGTTAATTGCGAGACAGGCGAAGTTACTGAATTGGAACTTACAGCCGAGGAAGTTAAGCAACGCGAAGCAGATGCTATTGCTTATGCAAAGGCTAAAGCCGATGAGGAGCAAGCAGCAGCAGAGAAGGCTGAGGCAAAGGCTGCTATTGCAGAGCGCTTAGGACTAACAGATGCAGAATTGGCTTTACTGCTGGGATGAAACCTCAGTTATGCAAAGCAGGTCAGCAACTAAGAGAGCAGTTCGATGACTCGTTCCCAGACCGCGATCGCACTTCCGATGGCTGGATCGGTGATACACGCCACGCATCGCGTCCTAGCGATCACAACCCTGATCCATCATCTGGGATTGTTAGAGCGATCGACGTCGATCGAGATGTATCTGGTAAAGCAAAGCCAGACCTCATGCCCGATATTGCTGATCAACTTCGACTCGCAGCCAAAACAGACAAGCGCATTGCCTACATCATATTCGATGGCAGAATTGCATCGTCTCGCATGGGCTGGCGCTGGAGAAAATATACGGGAAGCAACCCGCACAACCATCATTGCCATGTATCTTTCACTCGTAAGGGTGACCAAGATGGTTCGTTCTTTCAAGTCCCGTTACTAGGAGCAGATAAATGAAAGAGATGATCTACGCAGGAATAGCACTAGCAGCCATTCCAGCAATCCGCCAAGCAATCAAGTCCTATCGCGCAAAGAAGGCGATCAAGGATGTAATCGTTGACGCAGTAGAAGCAGCAGTAGATGAGATCGACCGAGATAAAAAATGACACCGACGGATTACCTCAATCTTTATATTGCCACGCTTGCGATAGTCGGTGGCTTGGCTGGCTATGTGATCACTCATTTGCTGTCGGAGATCAAAAGACTTAATGCGCGTGTTGATGAGATATATAACATACTTCTAGAGCGATAATTTTCCTATGGCGCGCAAAAGAGTTATAGACCTTGAGGATTACTCAATGCTAGAGACTTACTGCATTGGGTTAAACGAGTACTGGAAAAGCCTAAAGAAGGCTGGCTTTGCAGATGATGTAGCACTATGTCTGCTGCTAGAACCTTTGACTTACCCTGCAACGATATTGCCAACTCCAAACTGGCTGCCTAACCTACCCGACCGCATCCCCTATGACGATGACGATGAGGATTAATAATGAAAAGAACTGTAATCGTTCCCGATCTACAAGTTCCATATCACGATGAAGTAGCAGTTAGAAATGTTGCATCTTTTATTAAGGCATACCGCCCAGATAGCATCATTACTCTGGGAGATGAAATCGATCTACCCCAAATCAGTCGTTGGAGTGAGAATTCCCCAGGCTGGTACGAACAAACACTCGGAGACGATCGAGACCAAGCGGTAGAAGTTCTCTGGTCGCTAGTAGAACACGCTAAAGAAGCACACATGATCCGCTCTAACCATACGGACAGGCTTTACAACGTCATAATGAAAAAGATTCCAGCATTCCTAGCGTTGCCTGAACTACGCTTTGAGAAGTTCCTGAAACTCGATGAACTGGGAATCACTTACCACAAGAAGCCATACGCCTTTGCTAAGGGCTGGGTAGCAGTTCATGGTGACGAGCAGGGCATTAACCCTAATGCGGGTCTTACAGCCCTTGGAGCAGCCCGTAGGCATGGTTTAAGCGTTGTCTGCGGTCATACTCACAGAGCGGGCGTATCAGCCTTCACAGAGGCTTCTGGGGGCAAAATAGGGCGCATCCTGCGTGGTGTAGAAGGCGGGCATTTGATGGATGTTCGCAAGGCTGGCTATACCAAGGGCACAATGAATTGGCAGCAAGCCTTCATTATTGTCGAGGACAGCCAAGTAACCCTGATTAACCTTGAGAAGGATGGCACTTTCGTAGTCAATGGAAGGCGCTATGGCAGGGCTCGATGACTTCCCAGACATCCGTCGGTCGATAGACGATGCGGTTGACGAGGCAGAATTGTTACCAAACCGTTATCAAAAAAGAGCCATATTTGCTTGATTAGCGGCAGGATCGGCGTATTGTTCTCTATGTGGAAGCGAGAAGGGCTCGCAGATACATAAGGGGCAAGAATGACTACAGCGACAGAGAATCACAAAATGATTCTACGTAATACTAGAAATGTCAAAATTGAACGCAATTACGGTCATTTAACTCACGATCAGATTGCACAATTGATTACAGAAATCCACCATACGTACAATGGTTTAAGAGTTACAGAAGTTTGGCATGCCGATGGTTCACGTTGTCCAGCATTGCAACAGGCGGTGGCATAATGTCAGTCCTACAACTTATCATTTTAGCCAGTTGGTTTGCGATGTTCTTTATCGGCTACAAAATAGGACATCGAGACGGTTATATCGTCGGTCGCAAAGCAGTACGCAAGCACTATGACAGCATCGAGAAGGTGCGAGTATGAAGCATGGTGAAATCCTACAAAGTGCATCAGACTTATATCGTGAGCGAGGACTGCATTACGGTCATCCGTCTGACAATATGGCACGAGCAGCAAGGCTTATCAGCGCCTACCTTGAGATGCCAGTTGAGGATTATCAAGTTGCAGTCATACTGGCGCTCGTCAAGATCGGGCGCTCCATCGAGGACAGCCAACAGGTCGACACTTGGATCGACGCTTGCAGTTATCTTGCCATTAGTGGCGCTTTAAGCACAGAAGGGAATGAACTTTATGTTTAACTTAGAGGATTATGAGACAGTAGAGGAACGCCTAGTTAAGTTTTGGAAGGATCAC